ATGATGATGACGGTCCTGATGGAGGTTTAATGTCTCCTGTTTACAATCCCAATTAAAGATACTATAATGGGAGGAAATCCTCCCTTTTTTTATGAGAAATATTATTCTTTCTATGATCGCAGCAGCATCTATTGCTGCACCAGCACTGGCTGATCCAATTAAAGAAGAAGAGTTCTTTACTAACCATGCAATGGGATGCATGTTACTTCAAGAATGCACCGATCATGTTCAAGAACTTAAGACAGTTTCTGACCTCAACAAACATGAGGAACTGGCTGATATTGATTACAGTATTGTTGCTGATGAGTTTAACTCTCTCGTCCGATCACTTAATAAGGTCGGAGCTAAAGTTTTTCTAGCAGACATGCGATACTTCCCAGTTGGTCATCGTGGTGTCTATCACACTGTAGGCAACAACTTCTTCCTGAATGTTGCTCATATGCATCGTCCTGGTACGATGATGTCAGTGATGCGTCACGAAGGATGGCACGCTGCACAGGATTGTATGGCAGGAACTATCAACAATAACTTCATTGCTATCATCAAACCTGAGAAAGAAGTTCCAAAGATGTATCAGGCAATTGTAAAGAGTGCTTATATGGATCAACCTCATGCAATTCCCTGGGAGAAGGAGGCATACTGGGCAGGTCATACTGAAGGTATGACTGCAGCAGCACTTGAGTCTTGTGCTCGTGGAACCATGTGGACTGACTACGAACCAACACCAATGACCCGTGAGTGGTTGGAAGAGAACGGGTTCATCGATAAATAAATTTGCCTTGCTAATCTACTATGGCAGACACAAAGCCGAAGGTAGAGAAGGAAGACCACGATGAAGATAAAAGTGAAGTTCTTGGTAATTTAGTCAAAGTTGTTGTACTTATTTGGTCTGCATCCCTTCTCACATTCAGTTACGTAAGACTTCCAAACGGTCAAAAGATTTTAGATTTTGACCCTACGTTCATCGCTTCAGTTTTTTCTGGCTCTTTGGCCGCCTTCGGACTGTCTCCTGCCAAATCTGGTGGAAACGGTAACGCTGCTCCAAAGAAAAGAAAAGAGGAAGAACCACCTGTTGTTTCTGCGGTAGAACCTAAAAAGTGAACTTAGTTCTTCGTCCTCTTGAGGATGTAAATGATGTAACTTGGAGTATCATCTGGTCATTGGTGATACTCCTTGCTGGTGTTTTATATGTTGTTGTCTATATACTAGGCATTGACGAGAGAGAATCCAATGGGAGCCATGACACCCCCGAGTCGGAAGAGTTGTTACAACTTCCGAGTGATAGAAATAAATAGAGTCGTCGATGGGGACACGATCGATGTCACAATTGATCTCGGTTTTGACCTTTATAAAAAAGAGAGAGTTAGAGTTGCTGGTGTGGACACGCCAGAAAAAAGAACTAGAGACCTTGACGAAAAGGAGCTAGGTATCGATGCGACGAATTGGCTCAAAGATAAGTTGGATGGTGCCATTACTGGGGATGATGACCTTATTATCCGTACTGAGTTGGTTGGTGGTATGGGCAAGTATGGTAGACTCCTCGGTTGGTTATACATTGGAGATGCTGAACTCTCTCTGAACGAACAAATGATCACCGAAGGATATGCCTGGGCATACGACGGTGGAACAAAACAAAAGAACTTTGAAGAACTACGTGAGATTCGTAGAGCACACGGAACTTTAGTGGAGTGAAACCATGCAAAAAGTAATTAACGTATTAGCAATCCTGTCTTTCTTAGGACTATCAAGTATCTTGGCGACATCTGGATACGTCTATTGGCGTAGAGATGCTATCGCTGAGCAAGTCACTGAAAACATCACTCAAGCAGCAACAGAGGCGATTGCAGATGTGCTTCCTGGAATGTTAGACGCTGCAATGCCAGAACTTCCTAATGTCACGGGTGGTGCCGTTCCTATGGGTGAAGGTAAAGGAGGATCTGTTCCTGGAATGAGACTTCCTTAATGGCAGAGATTCGTGATATTCGAAATGTGGAAGTTCGTGATATAAATGTCCCTAGTTGGATGACAACTCCACCAAGACTCCCTTCTGCTCCACCAGTGACGGTGGAGATCGGAGTTCCTATCATTGATATTCCTGGGTGTGTTGAGGCACACCTTGATAATAAGAAAGGAACCAATGATAAGTTGGTTGAAGATGACTCCGATGGTGCTAGGGTCTTTTGTGATGGCAATATGCCGTCATTCAATCCGATTGATTATAATCCAGAAGAATTACAATACACACAACCACCACCAGAACCTCCTGTTGTAAGACCACCAGAGGTTCCTACACCAGAGATACCAAAAGATACCACTCCTCCTAAAGTAGAGACGAAGGAAGTAGAATGTCCTCCACCTAATGCACCACGTATCGGTGACGTGGCTCAGAACCAGAAGGAGAGAGTCTCTGGTTTTGAGGTACAGAATGGTGTCTGTGTGACTCTCTATGAAGATATTCCCTGGACAGCACAGTACTTACCAGCACCACAGGTTGCTGCGACCACTGCTGGTATTGCTGTGGTTGCAACCAGTTCTGCTTTGTTAGCAAAACCACTGGCAGACTTACTACTCAAAGTATTCAAACCTGTAATCAAAAAAGTGATTACAAAGATCTCAAAGATCAGGGGGAAGAAGGTAAAGATTGAGTCCTTAAGGGAGCGCCGAGATCTTCAGCGCGAACGCTCACGGGCGATTCGGACTTTGCGGAGGATGAAGGACGGGAAATAGAATGATGGTGAGGTACGATGGCATTTTTGTTCATCACCATTACGTCCGCACATATCGCAGAATACTTTGTGCCAGGTTTGAACATGATGCCTGCTTTCATCAACTCGCCACAATTCTTGAGACGGGCGATCTCAAAATCGAGCCTCTTATTGGCAGTCAACTGTTGTTGTAATGCGATCTGTGTTTGTGCTGCTTCCTTACACTGATCTTGTAATTGTTTATCCAAAGGTGTGCTCCATGTCATGGAGAAACCCACAGACAAGTTAGTATTATTTTTCTGTCCTGTTCTGGTCGGTACGTGATATAAAATATCGCCTGGATTATCTGGTGCTCCGTCTCCCGTGGGATTCCCATTCGCATCAAAGTCACCTGTCAGGTCACGCATATCAAACACAGGATCCATATAGATGTCTTCATATGGATGTTGTTGAGAAAGAGATCCTGTAACGAATGGTGTGAAGTTGACAGTGGGCCCTTGACACTGGATTCCGCCGCCGTATGTGTTAGTGATATATGGGCCTTGAAGAACCTGGATGGCCTGGTTGGTCACCGAGCCTGAACTATTCGCGATTGGAGATGCAGTAGCAGACACGCCACCAACACCTTCTGCTCTTACGGGTGCCGCAAATAGTAATGCGATTATTGCTGGAAGATACTTGTAGTGTCCGTTACGCTTGTAACGGTGGTCTCCCTTTGAATAATCGTGTGATTGCTTAAACCTGGACCAGAAACGGTTTGCGTAAACTGAAACGCCGCTCCTGGTGTTGTTTGTTTGAATTGAGGTGTTGCAGTTACCCCTGTCCATTTTGAATTCACCCCTTCAATCGTTACATTAACATCACCAGTTGTTGGTGATAAAATTCCACTGGTTGGTTCAACACCACTACCAGTGACAGAATACTGATATCCTGTATTATAGTCCATCGAATTGATGGTTTCAGTCACGGTAGAAGTTGTCTCCGTGTGGCTAGTCATTGAGCCCTGAGTAAAGTTCGGGACTACAGGAACAGAATACGCTGGTTGCAATAATCCATGAACAATACCAAGAACCAATCCTAGCCCGATTGCTTCTTGTAGTCTAGTCATCAGTCAATAACAGTAATTTCAGTGACGAACTGGGCGGTTACACTAGTACCAGCACCTTGAGTAGTACCAGTGACTGTAAGACCATGATCGAGACCAATGGTGCCAGGTGCGGCTGAACCACCACTATAATCACCAGCACTTCCTGCTGTGTATACAGTGCTTACAGTTCCTGTTGCATCGGTTTTATCACCTGCAGTAAAAGAAGTACTGTAAGAGAATGCCTCACCAGCAGTTGTTTGATATGCAGTTCCGAATGAACCTGCTGCCTGACCAGTTGTAAGAGTTCCAAGACTACCGACAGCTTGGTCTGCACCAGAAAGGGAACCACCATCAACATCCATAGTAACTCCACTACCAGAAACAGCAAAACTATTTGCGGTTCTAGAGGTGATAGTTCTAGTCGGATCTACAGTGTGCTGAAGACTTGACTGGTGTCTAGTAACTAATCCGCCAGCATTTGCTGCACTTGCGGTCATCAGGAGCATAACAAGAGGTACAAATCTCTTCATAAACCTCACATCAGGGACTTTATTTATTTAGAGAGTTCTTTTACTGAAGGTCTGATAAGTGTTCTCTATGATACCCAGAGAGGGGTTGACAGAGCCCTCAGGGTCGTGTATTATAAATAAGTCATCAGGTTAAGAAACGTAAAGTTCTCTAATCTTTTCACAACTCCCCGTAAACCAAGACCTCTAGGGAGTCTAAACACGTCTTTCATATCCTCCTCTAAGGGTGAGGAGGAAATAGTAACTCCACCATTTCCCTGATGGTCTTACTTTTTTGTTCAAAACAATGGCCTCAACTCTTTCACGTCAACAAACATCCACTTGGGAAAATTTCTGCGAGTGGGTAACGTCTACTAACAACCGTCTGTATGTCGGTTGGTTCGGTGTACTGATGATCCCAACTCTGTTGGCAGCAACTATCTGCTTCATCGTCGCCTTCATCGCTGCTCCTCCTGTGGACATCGATGGCATCCGTGAACCCGTCGCTGGTTCACTCATGTATGGAAACAACATCATCTCTGGTGCTGTCGTTCCTTCTTCCAACGCAATTGGTCTTCACTTCTATCCCATCTGG